TAACTACTGCATTAGACAATACTAAGTTTACAACACTTGGAACTGAAAAAGATAAACCTTTTGAATATACTCTTGATTCTTTTGCGAATATAGAAAAAGCTAGAAAACAAATACACGAAGAGCTGATAGAAACTGGTGCAGGGAAAAGAGAGATAGAAGCAGATCTAGTAAGATTTGATGAAACAGTAAAAGAATTACAAGGATTGCCAACAGCAGTAGATCCATTTAGTGAGATTACTCAACTACAAAGAACAATGAAGAATTTAAACATAGCAAGATTACTTGGTCAAACTGGATGGACTATGTCAGCAGAACTTGGTTCTGTAGCTTTTGAAGCAGGTATAAAAAACTTTATGGAGTTTTCTAGCTTCAAAGCAATGTTTAGACAGTTTAGAACTGGAGAAATAGATGACTCATTAGCACAAGAGATACAAACTTCTACTTCACTTGGGACAATGCTTACTAGAGCTATTGGTGTTAATAAATATGATCATCAATTTTCATTCAATAATCTTGGTTCTCCAACTGGAAGAGAGTCATTTTTAAATGCAGCAGAAGGATTTTCTGAAAAAGCAACAGAAGCTACTTTATTATTTGGTGGTGTTAAACCATTAACTTCAGCTTTTGAAATGACTATGGCTAAATCAATATTACATGAAGTATTGGAGATTGGTAAAAGAGGAGCCATATCAGTTGCAGATGCTAAATTCTTAAATGAAATTGGTATAGATGATGCAATGTCAAAAAGAATATATCAGCAATTAGATAAACATGGTAAATTTGAAGCAAGGAAGTGGTCTAACGGGCATAAAGTAACTCAGATGAACTTTGACAACTGGGATGACTTAGAAGCTCAGGATATGCTTATTATGGCTCTAAGAAGAAAGACTAATCAAGTAGTTCAACAATCTGGACTTGGAGATAAGATTGGAATTGTTAGTGGAAAGAATTTATTTAAAAATACTATTGCAGGAAGATTTTTCCTTGAGCTAAAAGATTATATGATTACATCTTATGTTAAACAATTTGGTAGAGGTATGGAAAGAAGAGATGCTTATGTTGCAGGATTATGGGCTACTCAACTTGGTTTACTATCTATGGCAACTGCAATGCAGAATGTTACTAACTTTGCAGGAAATAAAGAAAAGCTAGATGAGTCTTTTGAACTTAACAATTTTGCTAGAACTGTAGTTGGTAGGATGCCTGCAACTGCATATTTACCTACAATTGTAGATAATGCTGCTAGACTTGCAACTGGAGATACTGTATTCAATTCAAACAGATACCATTCTGGTGTTCAAGATGCTTTCATGTCTATGCCTTCAGTGGATCTAGCACAAAAAGCTGCAGGAATATTATCATTGCCATACAATGCAACTTTTGGTGGTGGAATTAAAAGTAAAGATGTTGGAAATGTATTTGGAGTAGCTCCACTTGGAAATGCTTATGGAGTAAGAACAGTTCAAGAATATTTAAAAGCAATCGCAGACGAGAAGTAAAATAAAGGAAAAAAATGAATAGAAGAGAAAAATTACAAAAACTACAAGATTTAGTTATAGATAAATACATAGAAGTTTTAGAGGATGGTTCCCTGAAGCCTATGGAACTACAAGCAGTAGTTACTTTTTTAAAAAACAACAAAGTAATAGAATCTGAAAAAATAGAAAATGAAGATGACAATTATGACAGTATGGTAGAGGATCTAAAGTGAAATATTTCTATCCTGCTTCAGCAAGTGAAAACAAAACATATTCTCATATCATAAAAGATTATACAAAGCTTACAGCTAAAGATAAAAAAAGATTACTTAACAATGTAAAAGAATTTGTTAGGTATGTTTTTTGGTGGCTAAACTTACCTTCTCCAACTAAAGATCAATTATATATTGCAGTCTACATTAAAAATGGTGTTAGAGATAAAGAACCAAGTATGCTAGAAGCTCAAAGAGGATTAGGAAAATCTTTAATTACTGAAATAGTTGTAATGTGGTTACTTAGAAGAAATAAAGATGAAAAAATAGTTGTTGTATCTGCAACAGCAGGAAGATCTGAGTCATTTGTAAACTTCTGTGTGGCTCTTATTGATAGAATACCAATGCTTAATAGTCTTAAACCTCAAGGTAGAGATAGAGCATCTACTAAGAAATTAGATGTAGGTGGAAGAACTCCAGATGACTCTCCTTCAGTTGCAGCATTTGGTGTATTCTCAGCAAAAACTGGTTCAAGAGCATCTATACTTATTTATGATGATGTTGAAATTCCAGAAAACAGTGATACTGCACAAAAAAGAGAAAAGATATTAGCAGGTGTTAGAGATACAGCAAACTTAGGTATATCAGGTGTATTTACTGAAACTTGTATTTGTACGCCTCAATCATCTGAGTCAGTATATAATATTTTAAAAGATGAAGATGGATTTAGAAGAACTATTATTCCTGCAGAGTATCCAGAAGATATATCAGTGTATGATGGAGATCTTGCAAAGCATATCAAAAGAAGAATAGATAGAAATCCTAAAGTTGTTGGATTGAATACAGATCCAAGACAAACTCTTGCTCACTTAGCTAAGCAAAAGATGAAAGGTAAGTCAAGATATAAACTTCATTATATGCTAGATACTACAATGTCTGATGCAGAAAAATATCCACTTAAACTATCTGATTTAATTGTTATGGATTTAGATCCAATGCAAGCTCCTACTCAAATAGAATATGGTTCAGAAAAGAAATTAACTCTTTATGATATTAAACACAAAGGATTTAGAGGAGATTATTTATATCAACCTAGATACATGAATGATCATAGGGCAGAATATACTGGTAAAGTTATGCATATAGATCCATCTGGTAGAGGTACTGATGAAACTGCTTATTCTGTATCTGGAGTATTAGCAGGTAAGATTTTTTTACTAGATTTTGGTGGAATAAAAGGTGGATATGACAATGATGCATTAACTCAATTAGCAATGATAGCAATTAGATTTAAAGTTAATGAAGTTGTTTTAGAGTCTAATATGGGAGATGGTTCTATTACAGAATTGTTCAAACCAGTTATTAGAAAACTTTCTGAAGAAAATGGTGGTCATGCTATTGCAGTAAATGAAATTAGAGTTAATAGTCAAAAAGAAGTTAGAATTATAGAAGCACTGGAACCAGTTATGATGCAGCATAGATTAGTTGTTTCTAAACAAGCATTAATTAAAGATCAAGATAAACCATCTTCTTACTCATTCACTTACCAAGCTACGCATATAACACTACAACGTGGTTCTCTTAAATCAGGACATGATGATATTATTGATGTTGTTGGAATGAATGTTGCTTATTGGGTAAAAGTATTGGCTCAGAACCAAGAAGAACAAACTAAGTTATATGAGGATGAGAGGATAAGAAAAAGTCTTGAAAAGTTTATGGAAAAGTGTGGAGTTACTTCAGCAAAAAATGTTTTAGATAGATACTAAAGAAGCTTACGCTTCTTTAGATTTTAAACTTTCAATATAATCTCTTATTTCTGCAGTTGCATCTCTTGTAATGTTTTTCTTAATAACTTTACCATTCTCATCTAGGTTGTTAGATTTTAAAGCATTAATTTCACAAACAATTTCTTCTGCTTTAGTTAATACATCTTGAAAATCTTCTCCAAGTTCTTTAGTTAAAACATCGTTCATAATATCAAAAGCATAAGACTCAGGATATGGTAATTCTTTTGGATCCAATCCATTATAAACCATTTTACATATAGTTCCAACTTTTACATAAGCACAATCTACAAAAGCATCTACTCTTTCAGCTACATCTACTGCATCAAAAAACTCTTTAACTTCTTCCTCAAACATCTCACATTCTAAATCAGGATTGTAACTCAATCCATTTCTTTTTTTATTAAATTCGATTACTTCAATTAACATTTATATTCCTTTATTTGTCTTTAATCTTTCCCAATATCCAATTGCTTTCATAACATCATTAACTCTAAGATTATCTCTATCTGTATATGCTGTTTCTAATAATACATCTAAATGTACTTTTAATTGTTCTATTCTTGCATTAGCTACATCTTCAGGTATAGGTTTAACTTCTACCCCTTCTCCATAGAGCCATTCGTTGTTAAACATCTTCTTTCCTTTCGAATCTATTACATCCAAAATCATCACTTACACAAAATTCATTTAAGTGGCAATAGTTTTCTTTCATCATAACACCGTCATAATCAAGATAATTAGATGTGCAATTCTCACATACTTGAAACACTGATTTATATTCCAACATTCTCTTAATTATAAAATCAGTATCTTTTACATCTTTAAATAGTTGTTGTAGTGATTCTAGTTCAGTCATTTTCTTTCTTCTTAAACTCATTGGTTGGTGGAGTCCAACCTAAACTAATAAGAGCATCTCTGATAAATCCTTCTTCTAGGTCAATACTTTTTTTTAATATTTCTGTTCGTATCTTGTCTTGCTTATCTGTGTATTCATTTAAAATCTTATACTCAATACAGTTTATATCTGTATTAATTGGTTTTATTATCGTCTTAATTTTCAAAATTCAAATCCTCCATCTTTACCTTTGTTCATACTAAGATAAACCTTAGAAACATACTCTCTTCTCAAACTACACTCTAAATACTTTTCACATACGCTACAGCTACCAAACTTCTTATCTGCTTGGCATTGCTTGAGTTCAGTTAATATTGCCTCTAAGAGCTTATCCCACTTATCCATTAGCCTTTATCTCATATAGTTTTTGTTTCAATAAATATCCCTCTAGCATCCATATCTTGTCTCTTGCATTTTCATATGCTATTTCTTTACCTATTGCTTCATCAAAATTTTCCATACTAACACTTGCTGATTCACCATTAGTTGTATATCCATTCATTAGTACCAGTGTACAAATAGTAACAGTAGTACCTTCTACTCTATGATATATAATATCTCTAATTACACTATCTATATGTGATGGTGTTAACCTAGGTGCATTTAACTCTTTGTTCTGAATCTTATATTCTAACTCTTGTTCTTCTCTACTTCTACTCATTTTATTTTCCTTGTATTGTTATCTCTTCTTCTGCTTTAAGGTATCTATCTAATCTTCTTTGAGAGTAGTATAAACCTTTCCTTGCATCTCTTATTGGATTAGTACCTTTCAGTTAATATTGCCTCTAAGGCTATCTCGTATTTGTCAATTAGCTTTCTTCTAGCTCTTCCAATTCTTCAGAAGTGTATAATCTTACTTCATTACCAACTTCTTCTGACTTAATTATATATTCATTACCATTACTAGCAATTACTACACCTAACACACCTAAAGTCAATTTACCTTCATCTAATGCATTTCTAAATTCTTCTTTAGTTAGTTTTATCATTCTGTTCCTTTTTTAATTTATAAGCTTCTTTTTGTTTTTCTAACTGTCTTAATCTCTTACACTTATCAGAACAACAAACTACTTTCTTATTACTGGTTTGAAAAATCTTGTTACAACAAGCACATCTTTTATCTTCTTCACAAGTTCTTCTATTGATCTTTCTTTGTTCTATATACTTTTTACTTTTAAAATACTTTTCATTGTACTTTTTTTTAGCAGTATCAGAACAAGACTTGCTGCAATACTTTTGCTTTCTATCTTTTTCAAACACCTTGCCACACTCAGGGCATATACCCTCTGAATAGATGCTTTCTTTAGTATCTCTATCAATACCTTTTCTCTTCCATTCAGATCTAAGTCTGGCTCTACATACACTACATAATTTATTATCATCTTTTGTTTCTTTTTTATTACATTTTATACATAGAGCCATTACTTATTCCTTTTTAATATTTAGTTTCTATAATCCTATTTAGATACCAGATAGCTTTTTCAATATCTTCTTTACCATTCTTTTTAGAATGTCTTGACACATATTTAATAACATTAGCTTCATGAAAACCTAATTCATTAGCTTCTATATATTCTATTGGTTCAATAGCTTGTTCATAATGAGAACCATTTACTTGCTTCTTGGGTTTAGACTTAAAATTTTTGTTTACAACTTCTTTTTCTTCAGACAGATTGTTTCTACAAGCTCTACATCTAAATATATTCTGCACTGCTTCTGTATCATTATATATTGCATTGCAATTACCACATTCATACATCATTTTTCCTTATCATCATATATTGGTTCTCCTACATAACACTTAACATTTATTTGAGTTTCAACTACATCTCTATTTAATTTTGATGGTATTACCATATATGTAATTTGATCATCATCAATTAGATAGTCTAACTCTTTTATAGCATCAATAGTCCATTTGATTATTAATCCTATATTGTCACTGTCAAGCATTCTATTATTATGTCTATGTAGTTCAAAAACGATACTCATTTTCTCATATTTATCTTCTGTACTTTTAGAAAGATACCAGTTTTTCAATAAGTCTTTATATTCATTTTTGCATTCAGTTGTTGATTTCCAGTGCCATTTTAAAACTTCATTCAATGAAGCTATTTTATTTTTATTTTTACCAGAACCTTTTGGTAATGCTACATTAAAATCTAATATCTTGGTTCCAAAATCAACTAACATACTTTACCTTTTTACAATCAAATTTTTTATAAATTTTACTAGCAAAACTCAAGAACTCACTAATATCTAGTGGTTCTATTGTCTTTTTATCTCACCAGCCTGCAGCTGCAGCTTCACTTGATGCTTGAGTATTAGTTACTTCTTTTTTCTTTTTTAATAATTTGATAGGACTTTTTTCAATAAGAGCCAAGAACTTGTCTGCAATATATTCACCATTTTTATTTTTACCATCAATATCTAAGAACTTTTCAATATCAATTTTGATATTAATATCTCCATTGTATTCATTTTCATATTGTCTAACACAAGCCATAAACTTTTTAGCTTTAAGATCTTTGAAAACTTTTGCATCAATTTCTGCATCTCTTCTGATAACTTTAAGAGGAGTTGGTTCAATTGATCCAAGACTGTCAAAACCACAAGCATTAAATAATCTAGTTACTTGCTCAACACCTGGCAATAATTTTTCAACACCTTTCTTATCTGTATAAGTAGCTTTGTTACCTTTAGCATCTCCAGACTTAACACAAGTAGACCAATTAATTGCAACTTCATCTTTAGTTATAGTTTCTAGTTCAAACATTACTGCACCACTATCAGTTTGTCTAAGGTATGCTGCTTGAATAGCTACTACATATGCTCCAGACTCTACTTGTTTATACTCACTAACCGACTCTGCTTTAACTTCATTTAATAACTCACTATTTACTTCTAACCATGATCCCATGTTTTATCCTTTTAATTTTTATATTTCGTAAAAATCGCAGATAGCTTGATCTACAACTTTTAAATCATTCTGAATCATTTCTTCTTCAAACATACCCATAGGCGACTTTAATGTATTTCTACCATTATTTTGTGTGTTAAAATAATATCCATCTTGAGTTCTAATAGAACCAAGCACTGTTGTTACCATACCTTCTGGTACAATTTTTTCTGATACCATTCTACCAATAGTTTTAATTTGTTCTTTACCACTAGCATTTTCTTCTGTATGAGATAAGAAATAAACTCTTACATCATCAGGTGTATGCTGATTTGCTGTGTCAATAACTGACCAGTAGTTGAATCCTATTTCAGAGTATTTGTCATAGCCTTTTTCTGAGGCTCTTCTCATAAATTCTCCACTCATATAATAGTTAAAATCATCTATTACAATAATTTTTTTACCATATTTATGTGCAGATTTTAGTATTGCTTTTAATACTTCGTAATTCTCTGTACTTACTATAGAACCAACTTTTGTATCTCCATCCCATTCTTTCCAATCTTTTGATTTAAAAGGTAATGGTTTCTTAATAGGTCTAATGATTAATGTTTCTATTGGATCTAAATTTCTAAGGCTAGTAGTTTTACCAGTACCAGAATCTCCAAGTATCATTGTTGATATTGCCATTAATTTCTCCATAGTTTATTTGCATTTTAACGTCTTGCTTAGGACGATATATTTATTTACGAGCCATAGTCTTGAATACAGTACGTTCAAGCTCAGACTCATCTAATGGTTCTAATAACATAC